AAACAGGTTATTGATTTTACACGTCCAACAGTGACATTTGAAAATATTGATTTACCAATTTATAACTCCACTCTTAAAATGGCTGGCAAGCACTCATGGGGCGATGTCTCATGTAACCTGCGTGATGATGCATTGAGCAGTGTACAAAAACTTGTTGGTTCACAGCTACAGAAACAACTGGACTTTTTTGAACAGGCATCGGCAGCCGCTGGTGCAGACTATAAATTTACAACCAAGTTTGAAGTACTTGACGGTGGCAACGGCAATAATCCAGGTCCAACAGTACTTGAAGCATGGGAATTGTATGGCTGCTACTTGAAAGAAGTAAACTACGGTGACGCTAACTATGGCACCAGTGAAGCAATGACCATTGCACTGAGCATTTCTTACGACAATGCTGCCCAGTATGCCCAGGGCGGAAATACAGATGGCGGCGTAGGTACCATAGGTGGGCTTCTTGGAACCGCGCTGGGTACAGTGACCACGCCTGGTGCCGCCTAAATTGGCAACCGAGTAGCCAAATGAGTTTTGGACAAGACTTTCTAAAAGGTTTTATTGGCAGTAATGAAGGGTTAAGAGATTACACCCACGCCAGTAAAACCTTTCGCACGAACGGATACGAACTTGCTCCTCGATTCAAGTTCAACTACCACACATATTTTAATTTAAATTCAGGAGCAATACCGTTTCTCCAAAACATGGTCGGCAACGGCGATGCTGCCAGCATTGGCTTATCAGTCAAAACCATTGACCTGCCCAGTTATCAAATATCTGTGGACACAATGAATCAGTACAATCGTAAACGATTGGTACAGAGTAAAATTGAATACCAACCTGTAACCATAACATTTAACGACGATGGTGGCGACTTAATTCGTAACCTGTGGTACAACTACTTCAGTTACTATTACAAAGACCCAGCACAGCAGTACGAAGGTGTTCCCAACACAAACGGAACTTCTGGCAATTTACAAACTACCCCCACTGGCTTTGGCTACAACACACGTGACACCTACAGCAACGATAGATTTGTAAACGACTGGGGTTATATAGGTGAAAGTTACAATGACGGAACATTTGCCCCAGAAGGTAAGCCACCTTTCTTTCGTGACATCAAAATTTACGGACTTAATCAGCACAAGTTTGCTGCCTATGTGCTGGTAAATCCCATGATCACAGATTGGAAACACGATACCTATGACTACAGTCAAAGCAACGGTGTTATGACACACACTGTGACAATACGGTATGAAACTGTAAAATACTATACGGGTGCCATTGGTGCTGTTCGACCTGACACCAATGTAGTTGGATTTGCTGATCCCAATCGTTATGATCAGACACTTAGTCCAATATCTCGTCCGGGCAGTCAATCAACTGTGCTGGGCCAAGGCGGCCTGGTGGATGCTGGCGTGGGCATCTTTGAAGATTTACAAAGAGGCGACCTGTTTGGAGTTATTGGTGCCGCACAAAAAGCACTAAACGTAAATCAAACACTGAAGAAAACTCCGTTGAAAGACATTATCCGCAAGGATGCTGCCGCTGTCAAACAAGATGTGTTGCGTAATAGCTTGCCCGGTCAAGTGCGCAATGCAGCCAACTCTGCCAACAGTATGTTATTTCCCAAACAAACACCACCCGGAAGATGAGCTCAGTCAACAACACCAATTATAATATAGATCTCACTGTGAGAGTGTTTGACGACTTCTACGGCTTTGAGCAATTTGTTGACGCCGCAGATTGGGACGTGGTACTCAGTTATTTTAAGTCAATATACACTACCACCCTGGCAGCTGAAAATTTTGCCACAGCACTGTTCAGAGTGTCAAACGAACAAAGCATACCTGTGCTGACCCTGTTGGCACAATTGCAAACAGCAGATAGTGGTGCTGAATTAAATTTAACTCTTGCTTACTATCTCAATAATCAGCGTAGCAACAGCACCTTGCTTGGCACTTCACAACCTGTGCAGCCAAACTACTATGCCGCAAGAAATATTCGGGCATGAGTAAGTTTGCACAAGGTCCCTACACTGTAAAAAATCCTACCAAGTATGTGGGCAAAGGCACGCCACGTTATAGGTCAGGCTGGGAATTGAGCTTTATGCGATTCCTAGACAACAACGACAATGTAATGCAGTGGGCTAGTGAAAGCATACAGATCCCTTATCGCAATCCGGTCACTGGAAAACAAAGCATCTATGTGCCAGATTTTTTGATCACCTACAGAACACGCCAAAACATCTTGGTTGGCGAAGTGATTGAAATCAAACCCAAAAAACAAAGCATCATTGAAAGTAAAATGAACAACAGAGACCGTATGGTGGTGGCCATTAACTACGCCAAATGGGATTCTGCAACCAAATGGTGCAATCGCAACGGCCTAAAATTTCGTGTCATCACCGAAGAAGACATGTTCCGCAACGGCGGAAAATAAGCCTCACTATACCGCAAAAGCGGTAAATATGGTATGACTAAAAAATTAGAAGACCTCTTCGACTTACCGTCTAGCACTGCCGATACAGACGAAACTGTGCCGGATATTGCCACCACACAGTATGCCATAACTGAAATTGACAATGCCATTGACAAGATTGATGCTGCCTTGCCCGGTGTGCGTGATCTAGAAGCCAGTGATGGCGACATGGACGAACTGGCACAAAAAGCCACAGAAACATTTGATGACCTAATGGACCTGGGCATGCAGGTAGACAGCCGCTATGCCAGTGAAATCTTTGCAGTGGCAGGCGCCATGCTGGGACATGCACTCACTGCCAAAACAGCCAAGATGAACAAGAAACTCAAAATGATTCAGTTGCAGTTACAGAAAGCCAAACTGGATCTTGACCGGGAAAAACGCACAGGTGATAACGAACCAGAGTCTGTGGAAACTGCTGAAGGGCAAGTGCTGAGCCGCAATGATTTGCTGGATCGACTTATTGGCACAAGAGAACAAAAGAATAAACAAGCATAAATATCATATAGGGATCGATTATGAAACATTTCAAAGAATATCTGGCAGAGAATGAAAGAGTATACAATTACCGCATCAAAATTGCAGGTGATACTCCTCGGGACGTGATCAAATCACTGGAAGAAAAACTACAACAGTTTGACGTAGTCAGCATCACTGCTCCAAAAACAACGCCGGTGATGGCCCGGTTGGCAGACTTTCCGGCCATTGAAAACGAAAGTTGTACACACATGGATGTTGAGTTCCGTTACCCAGCAATTGAGCCACAGATTCAACAAATTGCTCAACTGTTGGGCATTGATCCAAATCGTGTGTGCATGTTGACTGTGCCGTACGAAAACAACTATGACAAAGAGGCTGTTGATGTTGAAAAACAAAATAAAGACCTATTGACCAACACAGACTATCCAGCACCAAACGCAGAACAGAAGGCCTTGTACAAGGACTATTCGGCTGCACCAGAAGATCATGCAGTGTTGAAAAATACCTATCGCAGTGAATTTACAGTGGCCGGTGGCAAGACACCTCCTGCTGTGACCACAAACAGTATACCCATGAACAACAAGAGCCCAATGACGAATATCAAGCGTCCACCCAAGCCGGCAACAGGCTACAACCCTAAAGGATAATAAAATGAGTTTTTTCCACAACCTAAACAAAACACTAGACAGCATTGCTGCCAAGCCAGAAGCCGCACAGTTGAACGAGCGTGACATGAGTCGTGCAGCCAAGGGCTACGAAAAGTACGGCAAAGAAGGCATGCAGGCTCTGGCTAAAGCTGGCCGTGAAGGCAAGTCGTTGGATCCTGTTCGCAATAAGTATGACAAGTATGACAACAAAGAAGTAGACGAAGGTCTAGGCGATGTGGTGAAAAAAGTTGGCAGCATGGCCAAGAAGGCCGGCAACGCTGTGTTAAACAAAGTAGGCCACGGCAGCGATGTAGACATGATTCGTGACCTGCAAAAGAAAATGAACATGCCACAAACTGGTGTGAAGCCGGACCAAAAAACAGACGAAGCCGCCAAGTACCGAGATGCCAAGTACAAAGATAAATTGTACACACAAGAACCACCAGACTACACGTACGGCCCTGATATGGATGATGCCTACTATAATCCAAAACCCGATGACTATGCTGGCAGAAAACGCAAAATAGGCGGCAGCGAGTTTGATCACAACGACCCGTTAAAAAGAGGTGATGGCATTGGCCGTTCAGGAATTAAAAATAACATACTAGATCGTGGGCCAAGAAAAGGCCTGCCATCAAGAGATCAAATTACCAGCCTCAAGGGCAGTATCAAATCCGCAAAAGGAACACACGCAGAACCTAATTTGCCCGAAGCCGGTGCTCCGATGACTGCCAAGCAAAAATCATTTGCCTCACTAGCTGAACCCAAAGACAAAATCACTTTTGCTGACAAGATTGCCGGCGCCAAGAAAGAAGTTGACGAAATGTTGGGTGATGTTGCTGCCGAAGCCATGCGTAATGCACTGGGCGGCCGACAACAAGTAGCCGATGAAGGCAATGCGTTTACCGGTGCTTTGGCTAAGACACCAAAGGGCGGCAAGTTCAAAGTAGGTGGTAAAGAATTCACAGACACCAGCAGTGTTGACGAAGAGGAAGATCTCAATCCGTTTACAAACTACAAGAAGCCACGCACTGACACACCACGCACAGGCGAAGTCACACACGGCGCCAAACATGATACCAAACATACTGCAACTGGTCGAGTTGTTACTCGTAGAGTTGACCCACAAGGCATGTCAGTTGGCAGTGAAACAGACGACGAAGGCAACACAATTGACAAACGTGGTCGTGGTCGTCCAAAGGGTCCAGCAAAAGGCCCAGAGCGTACCACTGCCAAAGCCTACAAGCACAAAGGCGAACGCAAAGTCAAAGAAGGCGACATGGAAGAAGGCCATGACCAAGGACAAGCGCAACAAATTTATAACGACCTTGCTGACATTCGAGCAATAGCAAAGCAAGCACAGCGCGGTGGTGAATTCCCACAAGGGTATGCCAGTCGTTTAGAATCTGTTCTGTATGCGGCAATGACAATGATTAAAAATCAACAGTCCGGCGATGCACAAGTTAGAGAAGCAGAGTCTACAACTAAAAAAGACAACCATGCAGAACGTGCTGGTAAAAAAGTTGCCAAAGACATTGAGTATGATGAAAAGAAAAAAGATGGTATTCATGGCAAGAAGCGTGGCTCAGAAGATGACCGTGCTGAAAAGGCCGGCAAGAAGGTGGCCAAAGACATTGAGCATGATGAAAAGAAAGATGACAAAAAAGAAGATGCTCCTAAGAAGTCCAAGAGCAAGTTCAAATTTGGCGGCAGTGTGTACGAAACACTGGATGCACAACTAGAAACGTTAATCACAGAAGGCATGAGTGTCACTGTCAACATGAGTCAGGACGCTGAACACGGTGAAGATCGTAAAAACATCACTGTGAATGCCGACGGCGAAGATGCTGATCGTTTGGCAGAACTGTTACAGATGGCCGGCATGAGTCAGCAATCTAGTTCATGTAGTTCATGTGGTTCATCACCCTGCGGTTGCGATATGGTTGACGAAAACAATCCAAACTGGCCCAGCAACACTGAAACCAATGACAATGCAATGCAATACTCAGGTGGATTGAATGGTCCCAAGAGTACAGGCCAAGCCACTACACCAGTGCTGGCAAGTCAACTGCGTAGACAGGTCAGCATGGAAGAAAGTGCTAGAGTTGAGCAGAACCTGTTGAACCTGTATAAAACATTTGGAAAGTAAACCATGGCCATTCAAGTAATCAACACCGCAGGCAACATTGTTTGGACCACAGACAAGGCCTCTATTGCGGCCAACAGTGTAGATGTCACATACCAAGTGTTTGCCACAGCACTGGGCACAGGAAATGCTGTGGGTAACTTGTATGCCAACGTAGTGTCAGTTCCAAATGGCACTGTGCAAGAAATTTATGTTGGTGCCGGCAATAGACTTATCCTTGCCGGTGCTAATGTAACTGCCACAGCCTTGGGCACAGCAAGTTCTGCGCAATCAGGTGTATACAACGCCGCAGGAAACTAAACATGCGAGCACATGAGTTTCTCATTGAGAAACACATTGGCAAGATTGGTCAACGAA